CCTCTAGGACATAACTAGGTATCTTCAGTTTATTCATAATAAGTTCCTTACAGAGCTATGTACTAGAAGCACTACAGAGATAGTTCCATAAGTAACTACATAGTACTACCTACAGGTACAGTTCTGTCATGCATAGTACGTGCATCGTTAAACTAGATTATACTTATATAGTACGTAGATTATCTTAGGTATATCTATTAGTACTCTATAGTTCATTTAGATAACTCTATTATACCTATAGTTATATACCAGTAATCTATATAAGTGCTACTAAGTACACTATAACTTCTAGTAATCTCTAGAATCTCCGCTACGCGGCTACGCATTTCATGCATAGTACGTGAGTCGTTAAAACGGTTTAAATGTCAGTTAGTTCAAAATAAGAAAGCCCAGCTTACGCCGGGCCACCTGTACATTGTGTGATTAGTTATACCTATCTAGTACTGCGTGTACTCTTTCCCTATCGTGGTACATAGTGTACTCGCAGCAATGCTCATTTTCATCCAATACAGTAGGTTTTGTTGGGTCGATGCGAGGTATAGCACTACGCATCGCACTAACTACTTGTCGCGTAGCTTCTACATATGCGTAGTACATAGCAGTGACCGTCAAGGCACCCTCCGAGTCTGTATCACAATAGTACTGTACTTTAGTGTCTCTCCCTTCAATACCAAAGCGCATGTCATCGCAATCTATGTCGAATGTATCCTTTAGCCATGTCTCAAAAGCAGCACTTCTCTTCATAACCTCACCTATTAACAGAACGGGAATCGAGCTGTAAGTACAGCACCAATGTCCAAGTTACCAAACACAGGACGCTCTAGTTCCCTATCTTCCCGAATCTGTACTCCGGTATCAATAAGCGCTAGAACATCATCCTTGTACATACTGTAGAACTGCTGCACCAGTACATCCCTGAGCTCATCTACCTTATCAGGGTGTGTAGCAAACGAGTCGTGGATAGGTACAATACTGCAATCAGCAGCATTAATTACCTTGCACAGGTGCGCACCATCCAGACTATGAATGAAGTTCGGGGCAACAGCAGAGGTAGCTTTCCGGCAATCGTACTCACCAGAGCGCATACTTACTGTTACATGATAGATACCCATAGAGCGGATATTCACACGTTTCTCAATGTAACCCTCGGCCCAGTTCACGACCGGAATACCTACAGGGCTTATCCAAGAAAGCTCCTTGCCCTTACCCTCTGCATCTACAGCCCAGCGGCACAGGCGCTGTAAGTACCGCATACCAGCAGCCGCAGAAGGTACAGTTTCCTCTACACCTAAGCGCAGGGCCTTACCAATACCAACCGACAGCTTATGTGCGCTGTACAGCACAGTACCATCAGAGTCCAGTACCGGAGCGTACCCAGAACTGAGCATATCGACTACAACGTAATCCATAGTGCTCTTGAGGGTGCCACCGTATACGTAGACCATCACAGGGCGCTTAGCCATGCTTCGACTGATGGGCTTATCCTTCCAGTAGTCCAGAATCACCTCATCAGTCTCAAGCTCACAGAATGTACGCTGTGCCCCTTCCGCCACCTTCATGTAAATATCGGACTTCTTATCAGTACCGTTATCTACTAGGTTCGTGTACAGAGCCCCTACCGGGTCTTTGAACATAGCGCTGAAGTGCTGTAGACCAGAGCAAGTAGCATCCTGTGCAACCGGTACATGGCAGATGTACTCTGCTGGGTTAGGTAAATCCAGTGCTTCTTGCAAAGCCCAACCAGCCTGCAACAGCGAGAATGCTGTATCAGGTTCCGGCGCTTGAATGTTCATTGGGTCATCAAGGAACTCTTCAATGCTTCGCCAATTGTCTTTTGTCCACTGTTCTCTAATATCATTGTCATGCTTATCAAAGCCACAGCAATTAGCAACATGCACACGAAGCCAGTACAAACCTCTTTCGCCAAGAGCTCTACCCTCTGCAAGGTCAAGGCATCCTTTAATAGCATCCGCAGACTGTGGATTAAGAGTACTTCTGAAATACAGGCGACCACGCCAATCAAAGAAAGTAGGAAAATAAAGGCACTTGTACTCAGAGTACTTACGTAACTCACGAAGCTTTCCAGTAACTCCACTGTGCATCCCCTTACGCTTTTTCTCGAACTCGTACCAAGTACTCATCTTATCCTTCCATGCTTGAAAGGCTTCGAGTTCTTCGGTACTGGCATTGTCCTTAGCCCAGTCTTCCATGTGCGGAAACTGAGGCTTCGGCATTGACAGGGTGCGAGGTAGCCCCAAAAGCCCTGTGCCTGCCGCTAACGCATCCCCGAGCACTTCCAGTACCCTAGTATTCACCCGGTACGGAACGCTCTGCGCGGCGTTTGCAGCGGCCCTAGCAGGGGCTGCCGTGTCTGCCTTGAGGTGCTCCAGAATCCACTGCCGCTGCTGCCGGGTACGGCCCCGGATGTGCATGAGCGTACAGCGCTTAGTGAGTCCCAGTGTGTGGTAGCCACCCTCCCAGAACGAAGTCCAAGGCTGGGGCGGAATAACACATGGCGGGTACACCCAAGCGTTGTGCATCTGCGGGTCGCTCGCCAGAGCCTCTAGGTGCTCCTGTACGGCCTCGGAGACACTGAGGTAATACGTAGGTGTACCCTTACCCACCTGCACCTCTACCCAGCGGAACAGGCCCGTCTCGAAGGCTGTGCTGCACAGGGTGCGACCCACAGCAATCTTCTCATCGGAAGTCCACGGCTCGAAGTCCACACCAGTGTTCTTAGAGGCGCTCATAAGAGTTCTACGGCGATGCTGCGGTGCAGAGGTAAAGCCATCGTCCAAGTACTTCAGAGTCTTCTCTGTGTACGCTGGGGCGAAGTCCTTGAGGTCTGCTACCAGAGCTTCCATTTCTACAGCCCAACCGATACCACGTAGTACATCTGAGATACGAGCCTTCACTGGGTCATGGTAGCCAGCGATAGCGGCGTTAAGCATCTGCCGGAGTACAATAGCGGTAACAATCTCTACGTCTACACGACGGATTAGGGATTGGTACTTCCCTGCTGTACCTCGTGCGCGGGAGTCGTAGAACTCCTGCATTATGGGGAGAAGTACCTCAAAGGCAGAGGCAATCAGTCTACGACCAATAGGAATGTCAGATACACGGCCTTGCTCTACAGCTTCACGTACCTGTTGCAAACCTTTGAGTAAGGCATCATGTGATGCCTGCTCCTCAATACGTACCTGTTCTTTTAGTAATGCTTCGTATTCCGCTTGTGTGCTATAAGGTAGCATATGTACTCCGGTAGATTACTATTACAGGCTATTACTTACATAGATGCTTGTGCTTCTCGTAAAGCTCTTTGTACTTATTGGACTTCCCTAGCTCCTGCTGAACTTCATCCTTAGCACCGATACGTAGGCGGTACTTCAGGAAGTTCCCAAAGCAGTACCCATAGAACTGCTCGGTAGTCATAGCGCTAGCAATGATTTCAATTGCCTCTTTATCTGGGAATACTTGGTAGTGCTGCGGAGAATTAACTACATCCGCAGTAGGCGTAGCATCCTCTTTTAATATGAAGTCCTGTAGAAATACCCAAATTGCCCGCTGGTGAGTCGTGTTATCATCCGCACGATAAAATACATTGTGTGTACTTACACTATCAACCTGTACGCTGTACGACAAGTTTATGTGCCACCAAATAGAACCTACTTTAATTTCCATTATGTACCTCATTATAAGCAGCAATAGCCATAGGATAAGTACCAGAGATAGCAGCACGAAGTAGTTTAGCGAACTCCTGAGCTGCACCTTGAGCATGTGAATCAGAGCGCTGCTCAATGATACGCATGAATGCCACCAAGGAACCAGACCATACCCAGTTAGTATGTGTATTCAGCGGGAGGAACATACGCGCCTCCTCTGGGGCCATGCCATTACGTATACTGTTCAAGTACATATCGTCACACTCATCTGTGTTTTGGATGAGGCGGTCAATACTTGCTTGATATTCCAAATCGGAGAACTCTACTCCGGCACCTTGTTTTGCATTGGTAGGTGCTGTGTGTAAGGTCTGCGGAATGTAGTACTCGGGTTTAGTACTAATATAGCGACGGGATTCCTCGTTTAGCACGAGACCTACTTGGTGCTTTCCTAATTGGCGAGCAAGGAAGATAGGTGCTTTACAGCGCACAGTAATACAAGTATGTGCAAATGGAGTCCAGTGCTTGTGCTTCCATAGGTAGCGCATTAGTTTCTGGTCAGCTTCCCCTACCTCTTGTACTTCCTTAGCGAAGGATACACGGGCAGCATTAACGATGTTTACATCAGAACCTAGTACATCTACTAGCTCTACAGAGATAGGGGCAATGCGCCCCTGCTCTTCAATACCATAAGTACCCGTACGCATGATTACTCCTTGTTTGCAATGTACACAGCTTTGGCAAAACCACGAGGTGTGGCTGAGCGGATATTTTTAGTTTTGGTACTCTTACCCCCTAAAGCACTATGCTGTTTAGAGTACCCTGGTGGGCATGCCACTGGAATCTTGGTTGGTTGTACAAAATCAGGACTACACCATATACACGTTTTCTTGGGATAGGCATCCCTTGGCGCTATGTAATCAGGGTACAACGGGTGTACATCGTCCACCGGTAAGTAACCACCGTACTCCCAAGGGTGGAACGAGAAGTCCGGTTTGCGCCACAGTGTACTTAGTACGGATACAGGATTCTCTGCTGCCCACCTGCACTTTAGCGCCATACCTAAATACATGACAAGTTTAGCTAGTGCAGTAGCCTCTCGTTGTATATTAGGATTTGCCTTTAGTTTAGCTGCAAAGTGGGCTGCTCCAGATACTGCTAGGTGAGTACACTCAGGGAAACCGAATACCATATGTACGCCAGAACCCATCATATCTTTTATATAATCCACATGTTCTTGTAGTTTATACGGGTCGAACCACATACCTACTTTTACATGTAAACCGTCGCGTGTGACACCTGACTGGTGTTGCCCGTCAAAACACCAGCACTCGTAACCCGCATCCAACCAAGGTTGTGCCATTATACCTGTGTAATCGTATAAGAAGATAATCTTACGCCGCATGATTACTCCTTATCGGCCCGTACCTGTGCTTGTTGGTTACTATAAGAGCCAGAGCTATAACGCTTCTCTAACTTAACTTGGTTAGTAGTAAGTACCTCTTCCCGAGTTACACCAAACACTTGGCGTAATCCTTCTAGATAGAACTCGATATCACCAAGCTCCTCTACTAGGTTCTCTCGGTCAATAGGCTTGTTGTACATGGTGTGCTTCTTGATGCAGTCCAGTAGCTCACCTGATTCGCCGCTAATACCTACAGCCATGTGCAGGGCATGTGCCTTGTCTGCTGTAAGTTCCATAATAATATCGTGCCCAGGCTTGCATAGGGCCTCGACCATATCAGCGTATCTGCTCATAAATCCTCAACAAAGTGGTGAAGTACGTGGTGTACGATTACTAGGTGCAAGTGCAGAGGCGGCCCCTTTATTAAGGTTCGCTCTATTAATAACCTCACGGCGCTCACACAGCAGACGCTCAACCTCTTGAGTTAAGCGGTCAATCTGCGCATCAATGTTCTGTAGTTCTTCAGCGGGTGTCATTTCGTGCGCTCCAATTTAGCCGTAAACTTTGGGAAGTTCTCTGTCAATGAACCCACCCCAGAAATTCTGGCCATCAGATTCGGATGGCTTGACCATACCGACTGGAAAGGCCAGAAATCTGAGTCAGGGCAACAGGCCAGCCTGTCACCAGAAACTTACGATCTAAAATTTAAAACTCTATATTTAAAAAGATAGAGAACACTGAAGTTTTTTTAATTTTTCGCCCTCTTGGTAATTGGTTATGCGTTGGCCTGCATAACCAATATATTTCTCTTCTAGCTCAAAACCGATAACCATTCTCTTATTCCTAAGCGCGCATTCCGCTGTACTGCCAGACCCCATGAAAGGGTCTAGGATTAGATCGCCTTTGTTACTAGATGCCATAAGCATTCGCTCAACCATTGCCATAGGAAATTGAGCTGGATGAGG